TACGGTAACCCTCACGGTCCTGTGGGCGAGTACCAACACCAACCTGACCAACCTCAGGCTCAACAGTACTCATCGGAATAACGGTCTCACCGTAACCAACGGGCACCTGACGGCCTAGGCGAAGCACTAGCGAAGACTCCTGAGCCTGTTCCCACAAAAGACCAGCGGTCTCACGGGGCATCATCTCATCGGTCAGATACGCTAGGCGTCCCTGGTGGCGATCGGTGCGGTTCGGGGAAACCTCGTTCTGAAATGCCATTTACGTTTCCTTATCTCAGTTACTCAGGCGCGACTTGATAAATTCACCAAACGCTGCCTCAGGAGTCTTCTTAGTCTGGCCATTACCAAGACCGGCACTAGGATCTGTATAACGTGTGTTAGCGTTTCCAAGCCCATAGAGCGCCTTAGCTGCCTCAGCATCGGCCTTTAGCTCCTCCGCAGTGCTGCCACGAAGACGGTCAGCGAAAGTGATCGCGTGCTCACCAGGAACACCAATCTCAATCGTGGTCTGTAGCTTCAAAGCATTAAGCTGTGTATCAGAAAGCTGAACTTCTAGCTCAGCGGAACGATCTGCCGCCGACTTCAATTCAGTCTGAACAGTAGTTAGAGCCTGCTCCGTTTCACGTAGCTTTACGCGGTAAGAAGCTGCCTCCTGGCGTGCGCGAGATAGCTCAGCGCGTGCCCAATCGGAAAGCTGAGATTCGTCCTTAGACGCACTCACATTCCCTGTTGCCTCAGCGCCAGCACCCTCATTTTCGTTAGTGCTGTTCTGTGACTCTGCCATTCTTATCCTCCTGGGATAACTGAGTAAGTACCTGACTTACTAGAACCGTCAAGCTACTGACGGAAGCGTAACTTCGTCCTCACCCTTTGCGGGTACGTACAGATCTCGACGCATTTCCTTCAAGATTGCCTTGAAAGTCTTTTCCTTAGCACGCCTACGCGCACTATTGTAAATTGCTAGGGCTTCACGCTCCTGGCGCTCTGTGATGTAACCTGAACGCTTATACACAGGAACAACGATGCACGTGCACCCTGGGTGCCAGCGATTAAGCAAGTCGGCTAGTTGTGCTGAAGTTTCGGGGTCAACATTGTTGGGGTTGACGTTCCTCATCAATTCTTCAGCCGACTCGTTATCAAGGTCAAGCCCTGCATTAATCGCCTCTGCGTAGACAGGTCCACGCGAAATCATCATTGTGCAAAAAGCACATGTCGGTGGTCGCGGGTCAAATCGCGCCCAACCCCTATACTCCTGATCGGTGTCGTCAGCAACGCCCTTAATGAGCGTACGTCGCGCACCATCCTCAACAACCTTCACCAAACGATTGCTGATATCCTGAATAGCGCCATTCACGTTCTTCGTGCGCTGAAAGTTCTGGTACGTAGGCTCTAGCGCCTCTTGCATCCACTCTTCAGGATAGTGGTCGTCAGTGTAAATGTCGTGACGAGAAGTAGCGTTTGATTCGGCCGCTCGATTAGCATCGTAAAACTCACGAGCAAGCTGTGTTCCTTCATCGCGGAAGGGCTTCATCACTCGATACACCGTGCGCATCAAGATCAGCCAATCGCGGCGCGTCATCCCAGGTGTTAGGAATTGCTGAAACACCCACAAGAGCGCTAGGATCATTCGCCTTAGCAAAGATTCACGACGTGAAGCGTATTCGTCAACGTCCATGATCCCCTACTAAGTGTGAGTCGGAATGGCAAGATTCGAACTTGCGACGTCTCGCTTCCAAAGCGAGCAGGCTACCACTGCCCCACACTCCGAAGTTTATTGTATACTACATGAGGTGTCCTCACTGAACCCATTCAAATTTCCATGTACCTGATGGAGGAATCGAACCTCCCACGTCCTACTTGTAAGGTAGGCATTCTCCCACTGAATTAATCAGGCTAGCGTCGCTATCGCAGGAATCGAACCTACCTCTACGAACTTATCAGATTCGCCTCTTCAACCAGATGAGTAGATAGCGATTGTTCGGTGTTCGATAATTACCGAACACTGTTGGGTGAAGGACGAGAGTCGAACTCGCTATGACCTGATTCACAGTCAGGCGCCTAACCGTTTGGCCTCAATCACCATGAAAAAGCTGGCCCACCAGGATTCGAACCTAGAACGAACATGTTAACAGCATGTCATGTTGCCATTACACCATGAGCCATTGGTTGCGGGAGTGGGATTTGAACCCACGACCGTTAGCTTATGAGGCTACTGAGCTACCAGACTGCTCCACCCCGCAATGCGTGCGTAGTCCTACGGAGAATCGAACTCCGACTGCCACCTTGAGAGGGTGCCGTACTACCGTTATACGATAGGACCAAAGACCATGCAGTTCCTACCCTCACGTCTACTGCAAACCGTTTGGAAAACCATCACGTTTTTCATACGGGAAACGCGAAAACCGTCAAGCACATCCTGTAGGATTCGAACCCACACCGGACAGGGTTGGAGCCTGCCATGCTACCGTTACACCAAGGACATAAGACCGAATGTGATGCTCATGAGGTAGCGAACTCTGCACCAGCACCACATTCGGGCAACTCAACGTGGACGCTTATAAAACGTCTCATTCCAAACATGCCCGCACTTCTTACACACCATATAAGTGCCCTTGACCTTACCGTCTTCGTCTCTCAACGTAACGTTATTAGTCTTTCGGCTTCTACACCACGGAAGCGGACACTTGACCACTATTGGCAAGCCTCACATTCGTCATCCCCTATACTACATGCCGGGGCGCCTAGATCGAAATCAAGCTCTAGCTGATCACTCTGTTCGATTTCCTGCTCCACTATCAGACTCACCTTCTGTCCTTGCCGTCAGAGGAAAACGAGCGCTTGGCGTTCCTAGGAGCGCTGCCGCATACTCTGCCGTCTCCTCCTCATCCATCAACTTCATGTTCGCACGCTGTTCCGGCGTGTACCCCATGTCAATACGCGCCTGCTCAACAGGAATGATAGGCTTCCCGCCGACAAGCTTCGTAGCAGCATCAGCCTTAGCAGCGTACGTAGGAGTAGCAGGGTCAGACAAAATCGCCTCAATACGACGATACTCATCCGGAATACTGCCATCGATCACCAACAGTCCCAAGCGCATAACACGCTCCCAGACGTTACCGAACATGGAGCCCTTCAACTCGCACGTCTTCACTAGACGAGATTCGCTCGCACGAATAGCCTCAGCACTAGCAGGCGTCTGAGAACTAAACGACAAGTACTGTGGGGGAAGCCCCGTGTAACTTGCCACCATCTTAGCTAGCTCCTGCAACACACCCGTGTAGTTCGACAATTCAGCGGCACTGAACTGTGAAGCGTGCGCGTTCTCATCCTCAAACGACAAAATCCCAGCCATATACGCCTTGTACTGTGCGGCAGGGTCCTGATTCTGAATGATTGCTTCCTTCTCCACACCGAACAGCAAACGCTGAGGTACAGCCATCAAATCAGCCGCAGTCTGCATATTCAACACAATGCGCGTAGCAATATCCTGAGCGCTTCGTAGCTCGGGAATGATTTCAGAACGCCCGATACGGTCACTGATACGCTCACGATTGATAGATGGGACGATCGGCACAATACCTAGATCGTGCACGATCTCACTATCAACGCGATAATCGTTTCGAGACGTCTCAGTGAGCAACACCGTGCGGTCGGGAAGGTACAGCGTGAATTGCTGCTCTACGTCTTCATCATTGATACTGTTCGGATCGTAGTAAAATCGAACAGCACTACGCACATGCTTTGTACGCGGGTCAATATCAACCCACATGTGCACCGGAGACTCAATACGAATGATCGGGGCGTCTTCAGGATGACCTAGCAGCATATCTTCATCAGAAGGAGCGCTTACAGTCACATACGAACGCCCATGAATCAACGTCTCCAAAAAACTGACACGTGACTCCTGCTCCAGATCATTCGCCTTCCACCACTGCATCAGTCGATCGTCAGATTCCGTAGTTCCCGGAGAACGAAACCCATCAATCCCAATACGCGACACCAGCGAATCAAGATACAATCGTGACCACCCAACAGCAGCCTTCATATCACGAAACTCCGGCGGGATGGCATGCCCACGACGCTCAAGCATCACCTGAGCCTCGTAGTAGTTAGAGTCCTCCCGCAAGCACCTTTCGTCTTCTAGAAGTGCCTGGCGTGCGTCCTCGATGTAATCAGCGAAGGTAGCCATCAGATAATCCCTAGTCCCTTACCCTTATTGTGCTTAGTCTGTAGATATTCCTGTCGGGCACCAAACGCTAGAACGGCCGTCACAGCGGCATCGATCTTACGAGAACTATCCTTGGATTCCTTACCAATACCTACCAAATCATGTGTGTCACTGGTGCGACGACGTGCATTCAGAATGTGCTGGCGAAGCACCCTATTGCCGTCATGCTTCAACTCGCCATCGATTACGGCGTTTTCAAAGCGTTCACAATCCACAAGGAATTCTCGCTACCCT